CATACAGCACAGCTTCACTACGTGCTGCTGGTTCGGCTCTTCCTGACAGCGACCCAACCTACAGCTCGATTACTCTCGGTGCTTACAAGTATGGTTTCCTAATCCAGGCAGCAAACGAGCTAGTTGCAGACGCAGGTTTCGACCTAGCTTCTCACCTTGCTCAGCAGGCTGGTAACGCCATTGGTTTTGCAGTAAACAATGCAATGACCGTTGGAACTGGAACTGTAGAGCCACGTGGTATCGTTACCGCTGCTGGATCTGGTCTAATTGGTGGAACTGGTGTTGCTGGTGCTTTCACCGCTGACAACCTAATTGACCTTGCATACAACAACATTGACGGCGCTGTTCGCAGACTGCCAGGCGTTGGATACATGGCAAATGGTCGTTCGATTGGTGCGATGAGAAAGCTCAAAGACACCGCTGGAAACTACCTCTACCAGGTAGGCGTTGGACAGCCAGACACATTTGCTGGCTTCCCTGTAATTGAAAACCCAGCTATGAGCAACGCAGGTACTTCGGTGAAGTCGGTTCTATTTGGCCACTTCCCAAGCTACAAGGTTCGTGTTGCTGGTGGCCTACAGGTTGCTTCTTCGCAGGACTACGCCTTCAACACCGACCTGACGACCTGGAGATTCCTGATTCGTCTAGACGGAAACCTGACTCACTCAAGTCACGTTAACTACTTCATCGGGGCTGCTTCTTAGTCCTGATGTAAAAAGCGAGACCCAGCTGGTTTGGTTGATGCCAGCTGGGTTTCTTTTTATGCTAATGTGCTGTTATGACTATCAACCAAAAAATCAACGGCTTAGTATCTTTTGCCAGTAACAGCCCTGGCGTTCCAACAGGCTACGGACAGCAAGCAGAGTATCTGTCGAATCGTATGCTCAAAGCTGGCATAACACTTGCGATTATGTCAAATTATGGAAACGAAGGTGGTATCCAGCCCCTCAAATTACAAGCTGGAAAGGCAACGCATTATCCAAGAAGTTTTACTGGTTATTCAGTAGATACTTTGGCAGCAAATCACAACCACTTTAGATCCAAACATAGAGATTTACCAAATGCGATTTTTATTCTTTACGATTCTTGGGTTTACAACGGATACCCAGATTTAGATAATGAAAACATTGTTATTTGGGCACCGATTGACCACGTAACGCTTCCGCCTGGCGTTATTGCGTTTCTTCAAAAACCCAACGTAACTGTAATCAGCATGGCTCCAGATGGACACGAACAGTTGAAACTGGCTGGTATTGAAAATACTTACATACCGCACGTTATTGATACAAAAGTCTATAAACCTACTTTTGAATTACGGAATAAACCAACCCGTAAATTCCTACAAACTGCCGATGATGATTTTTTGGTTGGCATGGTAGCTGCTAATAAATCAAATGGCATAGTGCACAGAAAAGCCTTTGCTGAAAATATATTGGCATTCAGTATTTTTCAACGCAAACACCCAAATGCCAAACTTTATATACATTCAGAAGCAAGCAAAATAACTGGTGGATTTGGTTTGGTGAATTTACTAAAGGCTTGTGGTATCCCACCTCAAACGGTTATTTTTCCTGATTGGACTGATTATCGTTATGGACTAAAGCGAGAGGATATGGCTGCTCTCTATACCGCCTTTGATGTTCTTTTGGCCACTAGTTATGGCGAGGGTTTTGGAGTTCCAACAATGGAAGCTCAGGCTTGCGGAACAAGAACAATCGTAAGTAACTGGGCAGCCAGTAAAGATCTTGTAAGTGAAAATAGTTGGCGAGTAGAGGGTGTGCCATTCTGGGATGAGCCACAAGTCGCTTGGTTCAAAACGCCTTCGGTTGACGGAATCGTACAAGCTCTGGAATTGGCGTATGAAGCAGAGCGAGGCGTAGATCAAACAAGTATAGATTTTGCCAGTAACTTTGAAGATTCAAAAATTTGGCAAGAAAAGTGGCAACCATTTTGGACGGATTATTTTGCTAAGCAATCTAACAATTCCAGTACTGAATCGGTATGACCTACTCCAGCGTATGCTGGATACGATTGATTACCCAATAGAGCAACTGCTCATAATTGACAATGGTGGCGAACTTGATGATTTACGAGTTCCAGCTATTGTCAAAGAACATAGGGTATTGCCAATGTTGTCAAATTTGGGTGTTGCAACTAGTTGGAACCTCGGTATCAAAAATTTCTATCGGCATGATGTGTTTTATTTTGCCTCAGCAGATATGTGGTTTGGAGCTGGAGACTTAGAAAAGCTGGCGAGCGCCGACCCAGGGCGTATTTCACTACATAGACTATTTCCGCATTGGCACACATTCGCCATTGGCGAGAAAGTGGTGGAAAAAATAGGACTTTTTGATGAGGCACTTCACCCGATTTATTTTGAAGATAACGATTATGCAAGACGAGCTCAAAATGAGGGCATTGGAATCTCGTACTTAGATCTTATTGGCGGTCACGATAACAGCTCTACAATTCAGTCAGATGACCATTTTGCCAAAAGAAATTCTGCTACATTTGTGGCAAATCAAACCTATTATGAATCCAAAATCCAAGCCCAGGACTACTCTTCTGGCGAATGGAATTTACAAAGAACAAGGAGTAACTCTTGGGCAAAGTAGTAATTACTGGCGTGGCTGGCTTTCTCGGCTCACATCTGGCCGATAAGTATCTAGATGAGGGCTGGGAAGTAGTCGGAATTGATAACTTGATTGGTGGCGATTACGAGAACATTCCAGAGGGCGTTAGATTCTATGAATTTGATCTAACCGATAGGGCTGTTATTGACCAAGCCTTTTGGGACGATACCGATTTGGTGATTCACTCGGCTGCTCTTGCACACGAAGGTCTTTCAGTTTTTAGTCCAGCTCTAATCGTAGATAGTAACGTTATGGCAACGGTCAATGCCGTAACTGCTGCTGTGAAGAACAATGCCAAGCGATTTGTATTCCTCAGTTCTATGGCTCGCTATGGAGATCTGGGCACAATGTTTTCTGAAACTATGGTTCCAAAACCAAAAGACCCATATGGAATAGCAAAACTGGCTTCCGAGCAACTGATTCAGAACATTTGCGAAACACACGGAATTGAATGGACGATCATTGTTCCGCATAACATTATCGGAAGTCGCCAGAAGTATGACGACCCTTTTAGAAATGTAGCCAGTATCTTTGCCAATCGAATGTTGCAAGGAAAGCAGCCGATTATCTATGGAGACGGACAGCAGAAAAGGTCATTTACCTTTGTGACTGATGTGGTTGAACCCCTTTATAAAGCAAGCGTAATGAAAGAAACAAATGGCGAGATTATCAATGTTGGCCCCGATACTGAATCTTGCACAATTCAGACCCTTGCAGAAATGGTCGCCAGAAGGCTCAGATTCGATTTAGAGCCCATTTACGTAGAGGGTAGACCTAATGAAGTCAAAATAGCCCTTTGCTCGTCTGAGAAGGCTCGTAGGCTCTTAGGATACGAAGCCAAAACGACCCAGGCTGATGGACTATCTGAATTGGTGGACTGGATTCAAGCCAAGGGCGCTAAACCGTTTGAATACCACTTGGATCTTGAAATCGTAAACGAGAAGACACCAAGAACATGGGCAAACAAACTGATGTAACCCTTACCACGCTTTATCAGTCCTTTCAGGGACCAGAAGGTGGCGGTGACAAAGGAACGATACATAGTTATATTGAAATTTACGAAGAATTTTTGAAACCAAATGCAGATTTATTAGAAATTGGTGTGTACCAAGGACACAGTTTGGCTATGTTTGCAAAATTTTTTACTGGAAATGTCGTTGGGTTGGACATTGACCTTACGAATCTACAATTTGAGGTAAATGCCAAAATCTGTGATGCAACCAATAAGGATTCATTAGAAAAAACGATTGGTAATTTGACGTTTGATTACATTATTGACGACGGAAGCCACAATCCCGATCACCAGAAGGTATCGCTGGAACTTCTTTATAAAAGCCTAAAACCAGGCGGTATTTACTTCATTGAAGACATAATCAGTTTGGAAGTTGCTGAAATGCTTACAAAAACTGGCAAAAATCTAGGCTTGCAATTAGTCGCCCTGTATGACCTTCGTACCAAAAAAGGCCGACATGACGACATTCTGCTGGTATTTCAGGCGATAGACTAGAACTATGCCGATAAGTAATGGATATTGCTCACTTCAAGAGCTAAAAAACAGTCTACGAATTACAGATAACGTAGACGACGCAATACTAGAGCTGTCTATTGAGGCTGCCAGTCGTGAAATTGATACCAGTTGCGAACGAACTTTTTACAACATGGGTACTGCTACTCGTAAATTTGTAGCTCGTGATCCCTACTTTTGTGAAATAGATGATTTGGTTTCAATCGAACATCTAAAGACAGATCCAGACGGCGACGGACAATACACAATTACCTGGTCGGCAGGGGATTACCAGCTTGAACCACTAAATGGTTTTGTAAGTGGTTTCGTCTCACCATTTACGGGAATTACATCTAGGGATACCTATTTGTTCCCGATTGAAGAAGGCGAGGCACTTGTAGAGGTGCGTGGCGTTTGGGGTTGGTCTGCAACGCCGACTGCCATAAAGCAAGCAACAATAATTATGGCTAGCAGGTTGTACAAGCGAAACGACAGCCCACTTGGAGTTGCTGGATTTGGTGACCTCGGTGTTGTGCGTGTTGGCAAACTAGATCCAGACGTGGAAGCCCTGATTATGGCTTTCAAGAAACCAAGATTTGCATGAGCACAATAGACGATATGAGAAATGGTCTAGCGACCAATCTTGCAACGATTACTGGTCTTAGAACCGCTAGCGAATTACCAGATAACCCAAACCCACCAATCGCCATAGTAAATCTGCGCAGCATCAATTACGACCAGACTTTTGGCAAAGGTCTGGCGGTGTATACTTTTATTGTCACGGTAATTGTTGGTAGGGCTGCTGAGCGTATTGCCCAGCGGAAACTGAATGATTATTGTGATAACACGGGCAACCAAAGTGTCAAAACTGCCATAGAATCTGCAAAGACTTTAGGCGGTGCGGCATTTGATACTCGTGTTGTTTCATTGGATAACATTGGTAACATTCAACTAAACGACGCTACTTATCTAGCAGCCGAGTTTACGGTGAATGTATACTCTAACTAAGGAGAAATAGAATGCCCAAGTTTGTTGCTACGGACTATGCAATTACCATTGGCACGGCCAATTTCAGTGCATCGCTCAACTCAGTAACGCTTGATATAACCACAGATGAGCAGGAAACCACGGCGTTTGGTGACACTTACAGAACTCGTATTGCTGGGCTTCGTGATGCTTCGCTAACTCTTGATTTTATGCAAGATTTTGGTGCAGGTTCAGTTGACCAAACTCTATTCCCACTTCTGGGATCAGCGGTTGCATGGTCAATCAAGCCAACTTCTGGTACTGTAACAGCAACAAACCCAAGCTACTCTGGAACAGCTGTTGTCACTCAATACCAGCCTTTCGCAAATGCGGTAGGGGATCTGGCAACGCTATCAGTAACCTGGCCTGTAAGTGGTTCAGTAACTCGCGGAACTGTATAAGGAAAACTAAATGCAAATCAACCTACACATTGAACAAGCCAACAATGTAAAAAAGACAGTGGTTGCAAAACCAGCTGACTTTATTGCTTTTGAAAAAACCTACAACCTAAGTATTCAAAGCCTAGAAAGGCTAGAGCACATGGCTTGGCTGGCTTGGTATGTTGAAAAACGAACCAAGGCTACCGACCTAGATTTTGATACTTGGGTTGAAACCCTGGAAGACGTCAGGGCAGAAGAACCAAAAAAATCAAAGGGCTAGGCGCTAGTAGTACACATTGGATGCTAGCCGTTCTAGCTTATGAGTTCAAAATCAGCCCACGAGAACTAATGAAGCTAGATCCGAGAATGCTCTGGACTATGGGCAAGGTTCTGGAATACATAGCAAATAAACAATCACAACGCAAGCGGTAGAATTTACTCGTTAGGAGTTTGCGGTGATTGAAATTGAAAAAATAGACCCAGCGTTATTGCGCAAAGTCGTAGCAATTTTGAAGACCGTAGAACCCGATGTTATTACCAATCTACGCAAAGAACTAAGAACAGAATTACAGCCATTTGCTACTCGTATAGCAAGTTCAGTACCTCAAATAGCCCCACTTTCAGGTATGGCTCACCAGGGAGCAAAGGGCTACGCACCACCAAGGGCGAAGGTTTCATTTACTCCTGGTGGTGGAAGTAAGACCAAAGCAAGACTTTTGGCTATTACGCTGGATTCTCCACAAGGCGGTTTTCAAATAGCCGAGTTGGCAGGTTCACGGACCAAGGGTCAGACTGCTACTGGTAGGGCTATGATCCGAGGGTTACAAGCCAGATATCCATTAGTTCCCAAACGTGGTGGTCGTTTTGCTTGGCGAGCATTTTTGAAGTCAGCACCAGAAATTCAAAAGCGAGCTGAAAACATAATAAATAACAAACTCAAAGAAATAGAGCGACAACTCTAATGGCACTAAATCTAAACATTATTTCTAAATTCAACCCCAAGGGCATAAATGAGGCCAAGGTTGCATTTGGTGGTATTGGGTCTGCCATTGGTAAGTTTGCTGGTATCGCAGCTACGGCTTTTGCCACAATCGGGGCAGGGCAGTTTCTAAAGGATTCAATCAAACAGGCTTCTGATCTGGGCGAATCTATAAATGCCGTAAATAAAGCCTACGGAAACTATGCCAAAGATGTTCTTGCCTTGGGTGATGATGTCGCTAGCCGTCTCGGTCTGGCAACTGTAGATTTCAATGCTGCTGCCGTCAGATTTTCTGCCTTTGCAGAAAAGATTTCTGGTTCAGGTGGAGACGTCAGTGGCGTTGTAGATAGTCTTACGACAAGAGCTGCTGACTTTGCTTCGGTATTCAACATTGATGTATCTGAGGCTTTACAGGTTTTTCAGTCTGGTCTATCTGGCGAGGCTGAACCACTAAAACGCTTTGGTATAAACCTTCTTGATTCTGAGGTCAAGGCGTATGCCTATGCAAATGGAATTGCCAACGTTGGTGCAAAACTTACTGAAACAGAAAAAGTCCAAGCACGCTATGGATTATTGCTTCAATCCACAGCAAAGACTGCTGGTGACTTTGCGGATACCTCAAACGGATTAGCCAACTCTCAGCGTATTTTGGCTGCCAATGTTCAAAATCTACAGGCGCAAATCGGCGAAAATCTGACCCCAGTAATGGCAACGCTTACAACTGCATTAGTTCCATTGGTCGAGTATGTATTCCCACTATTGGCAAACTTCCTAAATAAGTACATTGTGCCTGGCGCTACAGCTGCTGCAAATGCTTTCAAGTCTTTTACTGCTGATGTGAAAGAAAATGGATTTGATTTAGGCAGGATTTTCTCGGATCTAAGCGACGGTGTGGCTGACTTTCTTGGAAGCGGTGGACTACAAAAGGCGTTTGACCGAATTGCTGAAATGCGAATGGACTTTTTCAAGGCTGTTACGGGAGCTTTGCCTGGCATTATTCAAGCATTTATAAACTTTATTCCGCCATTAGTAAATTTCTTGGTAAATGACCTATTACCACTTTTACTAAAAGAATTTGTTTTTATTATCAAGGAATTGGCTAACGTCGTGGCGCAGACGCTACCAGTTCTTGTTGAAACTCTTTTGGCAGCTGTTCCTGATTTATTGAAAGGGGCAACAACCCTATTCAATACTTTGGTAGAGGCTGTAATTGACATTGTTCCGTCTTTGATAAGAACGATTGCAGATCTATTACCAGTTATCGTAAAATCAATTTTGAAGATGCTTCCCGACATTATCAAGTCGGCAGTAGAGCTTTTTTCCGCCCTTGTCAATGCAATACCAAAAATAATTCCGCCACTAATTCAGGCTTTGATTGATTTATTACCTGTAATTATTGACACGATTATTGATATGTTGCCTGAGCTTATCTCAGCTGGATTTCAACTTTTTACAGGTCTTTTACAGGGTCTTATCAAAGCAATACCTCAGATTCTTGATGCGGTTATTGGTTTGATCCCGAAAATAACCAATGCCTTACTTATGAATATGCCAAAGCTTTTAGAAGCTGGATTTGAAATTGTAAAGGGATTGGCTCAGGGAATTATCGAAAATGCACCACGCCTACTAGGTGAAGCTGCCAAGTCAATGGGCACAATCTTGGTAAATGGAGTAAAGAGTTTGCTCGGTATCAAGTCACCTTCACGAGTTTTCTATGATTTGGGTATTGACGTTGGTGAAGGCTTTGTAATGGGTATGAAGGTAACTATCCCAGCAATCGAAGATGTTGCAACTGAAATGGCCTTGGCAGCTGCCAATAAAGCACAAGAAGCTTTGAAAAAGGCCGGAATTACTGAAATTTATTCGAATTTTGGTGTTCCAACAAATGTCACCACTAGAACAGGTCAGCTGTTTGATGTTGGCAAGGCAACTGATGATATAAACGCAATTTACGACTACATGGGCGCAAAAACCGCAGAACAAATGCGTGATGTAGAAAAGTTTATTTTTGGTATGAGTTTTCAAGAGGCACTAGACACTTTATTTGTTGGCGTAAATGACGGAACCGAGCAACTAACAAATGCCGTTCAGTCTGTTTTAGATTCATTTACCAATTTGTCAAGAGGCGTTTCTGAGGCTGGACTAACACCCGACGAGGTAAATCCATTCTTGAATCGCTTTGAGGAAACTATGACAAGCGGTGGTGGTTCTCCACAACAGTACCTAGCAGCTGGTGGTTTCGTTCAGCAACCAATCAATGCCATTGTCGGTGAGGCTGGCCCAGAGGTCGTAATGCCACTTGATAGATTTGAAAATTTGATGGGCATTGGTGGTGCTAGTAGGGGTGGTACTTACAACATTACGATAAATGCTGGTATAGGCTCAGACCCAGTATCAATCGGTCGCTATGTAACTGATGCAATCAAGCGTTACGAAGCAGTATCGGGGAAGGTTTTTGTTAGTGCATGAGTGTAAAGGTAGAACTAGGCTTTACGGCTGACGGGGCTGGTGGTCCATTCTTTACTTTGGACGACCCAGTTCTAGGCAAACTTGATGATCCGAACGTATTTCTAGGTGGCGGAGAGGTCTTTGTAGATGTCAGCCAGTATTTTCGAGCATTATCAATCAATCGAGGCAAGTCCAGGGAATTAGACCGCTACGGGGCTGGACAGGCCGTAGTGACCTTTGACAATCAAGCAAGGGTATTTGACCCTACCTATGTGGCAAGCCCTTACTACGGGCAAATAGTGCCTAAACGAATGGTGCGTATCAGCGTAGACAATGTAATCCAATATGAGGGAACTGTAGACGACTGGAATATTGCTTACGAACCAGGAACAAACTCTGAGGCAGCCCTAAATGCTTTCGATTCTTTTAGTTATTTCGTGTCTGCCGAACTTGGAACCGCAACATATGGCGTAGAAACAACTGCCGATAGGCTAAATAACTTATTAGATAACCTGAATTGGTCGCAGGATAAACGAGATATAGCAAATACTGGCGCAATACTTGCTGGTACTGCAATTACCGAAGTAAAAGATGCTTTACCAATAATGCAAACAGTCTCACTTTCTGAACCTGGTGATTTATTTATTTCTAAAGACGGAGATGTAAAGCTGGTAGGCAGAAATACTGCATTTAGCTCTTCTGGTGCAATTTTTAGTGATTCTGGTTCTGGTATTCCCTATAAAAACATTAGGGCTATCTATGGATCAGAATTACTGTATAACGTGGTAAATACCTTCAGTTCTGTTGGTACGGCTACGGCTACCAATACCAGTAGCGTAACTATCTATGGACAGCGTGCCTTGAATCAAGAGACATATCTAAGCGATACTGGCCAACTAGAGGAGCTTGCTGAATACTTGGTCAGTCGTTATGGTGAACCAGAATACCGATTTGAGGGAATAACTGTTGACCTACAAGCAATCAGTCCAGTCCAAAAGGCACTTGTCGTTGGGTTAGAACTGGGTGATGTTGTGCGTGTAGATTTTACGCCCAGCAAAATACCGCCAGCATTGACCAGATATGGCAAGGTTATAGGGATAGTTATGCAGATAACACCCAATTTTCAAGAGATTACGCTACAACTGCAATCCACACAAGGTTCGTTATTTGTTCTTGATGACCCTGTATTTGGTAAGCTTGATGCAGGAAACATACTAGGTTGGTAATCAATGCCCTATAAAGATTTTACAGTTGGTCAGACACTCACAAGTGCTGAGGTAGACGACTTTCTAATGCGCCAGACCGTAATGGTCTTTGATAATGCAACAGCTAGATCTTCCGCTTTGGGAACTGTAGTTTCCGAGGGCATGGTGACTTACCTGAAAGACACAGATATTGTTCAGCAATACAACGGCACGGCGTGGTCACCAGTTGGAGTGGATTCATTCACAACTACTGGATCTGCTGGTGCCCTTTTGGTATCAAACGGAACTGCTGGTGTAGTTTGGTCAGCACGAGGTCAGGCTGGACAGACTATAATTAGCAACGGAACAGCTGGTATCAGTTACGAAAATTCAATTAGCCCACTTTTACTACTAGGAGTTTAGATTGGCTACGACTTACAAGATTCTTGGGCAATCACAGCCAACAAATACAAATAACGCAACCCTATACACGGTACCAGCAAGTACACAGGCAATAGTTTCAACACTAACAGCCTGTAATGCAAGTATTACCGATACAACTTTTAGAATTTTTGTCGTGCCTTCTGGTGGAAGCGCAACAACAGCCAACGCACTTTTTTATGACGGCGAACTAGTAGCAAACAGCACAATTTCTTTTACTTTGGGAATTACACTCAATACAGGTGATTCACTCGTTGTGAGGGCCTCAACAGGCACATCAGTAACATTTCAGGCATTTGGAAGTGAGCTTAGCTAATGGCAATCAGTCAATTCCCACCAGCAAGTAGTGGTGGTGGTTTGTCAAATGACTTTATTCTAAATAAAAATAACACCACAAATAATACGTTTCAACTGCCACGTGAATTTGAGGCTGGCGGTTATGCGATAACAACTAATACAAATGACAGTACTTTCGACGTTTATTTGATCAATGCCGTCGGAAGTTCAGTTGGTTATAGCAATAGTTCAGCAATTGTTGCTACTGAGCCCTTTGATACCGTTGTTGCTTATGGATTAGCAACAGCTGCAACAATGCAATTCAATTACAGTGGTCCTTCGACTAATGCAACAGCTGTCAATAATGAAACTGGTGCTTCGCCGTTCTTGACGTCTATTTTCCCAGCAGACTTACCAAACATTGACGATACTGCAACCGTTGCTGGTGGAAACTTTGGTACAGCCGTTCAGATTACTTTTGAAAGTGGCACAGTAGTTCTAGCTGCTAAAAATGTTGTCGTGGGTTCTTCAACTGCACTTGTTGTTACACGTCCAGACAATCTAATTCAAGACAATGCGCCCTATAACTTACGCGCTGTCAATCCAGGTATTACCCAGCCAACAGGTTCTAACGTAAACATATTGACTGGGACTGTTACAGCTGGTGCAGACCCAACCTTTATTACTCCTGCTCTGATTACTGGTGCCTCAAGCGGAGTGGCATTTAGCACTTCGATTCTTGTATCCGATTCAGACGGAACTGTTGTCAATTGGGCTATTACGGCTGGAACAATCCCGCCAGGACTTTCTCTTGCAACTGCGACAGGTGCAATTTCAGGAACGCCGTCAGCAAATGGTGATTACTATTTCACTGTTAGGATCACGGACGACGGACAAAATACAAATTCACGTGAGTTCAATTTGCCAGTCGGATTTATATTTTCTGGTGCAGCCAATAGCACTGTTGTTGGTGGCACAACTTACGCTTGGTGGACAACTGCAGGCTCTGCAACCTACAAAAATGCATCATCTAAAGCAGTTGAATACATAGTTGTTGCTGGCGGTGGTGGTGGTGGAAGCCGAACAGATACCTTTGGTGTTGGTGGCGGTGGCGGTGCTGGTGGTTTGCTATTTGGAACTGCAACACTTAGCGGTGCAGGAACAGTTACAACGACTATTGGTGCTGGTGGTAATCCCGCTGGAAATGGCAATCAGTCAATTTTGTCTGGTATTGCGACTGCAACAGGTGGCGGTGGTGGCGGCAGTACTGGTGGTAATGGTTCAGCTGGTGGTTCTGGCGGTGGAGGTGCTGGAAGCCCACAAACTGGAGGAACTGGAACAAGTGGTCAGGGAAACAATGGAGGTAATGGTTCTGGCACATTTGCTGCTGGTGGTGGTGGTGGTGCTGGCGAGAATGGAAGTACAGACGGCGGAGGTGCTGGCGGTGATGGACGACAGTTTGGTGCCTGGGCTTCCGCAATAAACATTATTTACCAAAATGGTTTCTTTGCTGGTGGTGGTGCTGGTGGAGTCGAAGCTCAAAATCCTGCTCCTGGTGATGGTGGCGGTGGTTCAGCTGCAAATGTTGGTAATGCACAGGCTGGGGCTGTAAATAGTGGCGGTGGCGGTGGCGGTGGAAACCGCAACGTTGGACCTGCTGGTGGTAATGGTGGTTCTGGTCTAGTAGTAGTGAGGTTTACATAATGGCACACTTTGCTGAAATAAATAGTAAGAACATTGTTACTCGTGTTTTAGTAACTGATGACAAAATGCCAAATGAAGGCTACGACTTTTTGTTAGAGGTTTTTGGTGGTCGGTGGGTAAAAACCAGTTACAACACTTGGGCTGGTGAGCATGTTACTGGTGGAACTCCACTAAGAAAAAACTTTGCTGGTATTGGTTTTACCTATGACGAACAGCGTGACGCCTTTATTCCACCGCAGCCAAGTGAAGACGCAGTTTTAGATGAAGAAACTTGCCTTTGGGTAATCCCCTCTGAGGAATAAAAATGCCAGAAGAAACAACTGGCGTTCGTATAACGCAAAAAGACATTTACGAAAAACTGCTTGAACTGCAAGCTGTGCAAATCGAGCTAGTTGCAGACATAAAGAATCTCAAAGACCTACCTGTTCGTATGAATGAGGTAGAACAGCGACTAGCTAAATTTGAATGGATTGAAAAGCTTGTTTTTACGGCTCTTGGATCAGGTATCGCTGGTTTTCTAGCAGCAATCTGGGGTTTATTACAATGATTTGGCCACTGCCAGAAGCCTTTATTTCAAGTCGCTATGGCACGCTTGAAAATCGTGTTACAAGGCATAGGGGACTAGATTTTAGGGCTAAGGCAGGGACTTCAATAAAAGCCCCCCAAAACGGAACTATCGTCCTAAATACCTGGTCTGATTGCCTTGGCTGGTGTTTGGTTCTTAGGGTTTGGAATGACAAAAGACCTATGTATTGGGGATTTGCCCACCTTCAAAAGAAAAGTAAACTAAAGGTAGGTACGAAAATTGTTGAGGGTCAGCGTTTTTGCTTGGTCGGCAACACTGGTGCTTGTAGTCGTGGTGCTCATCTTCACCTAACCTATGGTCCTACTGTGCAACATATCTTTATTGGGGCTACACTAGACCCAGAAAAGGTATTGCGAGGCGAGATATGAGATTCACCCCCCAGATCAGAAAAGCTATTTATGCAGCGGTAGCTGCGCTAGTTCCGCTTTTTGTAGTGCTAGGGTTTCTTACCAATGAGCAAAGCCAGGCGATTCTAAGTTCGGTTGCTGCTATTTTGGCTTTCTTTGGTTCCGTTATGGCTATAAAGAATGTTGCCCCAAATAATCCACAATGGGATTTTGAGGACGATGAATTTATAGACGATTACGAATATGAAGATGTTACAGAGGGTACAGAACCCCCAGTAATTCCAGGCACGTGAGTATCCGCTGGGTAACCTACGTTTGCCCCGCTGGGCACAAATTGATTTTTGGTCATTTACGAGGCAAGGGCAACAAACTCAAGTCTGGTTCGCCCACTATCTGTGGTTGTGGTCTGACTTATAACCTAGCCGACATTAGCGTTCGCTAGGGCTTGTACCACCCCAAATACCATACTTCTGCCGCGATTCTACGGCGTATGTAAAGCAGTCTTTTTGTATTGGACAGGATTTACACATCCGCTTAGCAAATGCCGTTACAACGGAGCGTAGTCGTGCTTCTGGGTAATCTTCAGGATAGAAAAAATCTGGGTATTCTTCGCAAGGGACTGGACTAGCATCAGATAACTTTTTGATAAACGACCAATAGCCTTTGGAAAAATGTCCCTGGTCTGTCATAGGGTAATTCTATGAAGAAAAACACAGAAATACCTAAATACACACCAGAACGATTCAACGAAGCAACTTTGATCCATAAGGCCGAAACGGGTAGTCCTGAATGGGCGCAATGGCGTGAGCAGGGAATCGGTGGAAGCGAAGTGTCTACGATTCTGGGCTTGAATGAATACAAGTCGCCTTACTCACTTTGGGCGGAACGAACTGGCAAGATTGATATCGAGCCAGTCCATAATTGGTCAGTTCGATTTGGAAAGGCTTTTGAAGACCCAATTTTGAAACTATGGGAAGAAGATAACCCAGAATGGACAGTTTGGACTACTGGCACATTCGTAGATAATCACTACCCCTTTTTACAAGCTAGCCCAGATGCCCTGGCTATCAATAAAGAAACTGGTGAATGGATTGTTATTGAGATCAAAACAGCCCGCTATGCGTGGGATTCGCTACCAGTTGGTTATCGTGCACAAGTAATGCACTATCTAGATGTCCTTAGTATCAATCGTGGTCTAGTTGTTGCGGTTGCTGGTTGGAATTGGTTTGAGTCCTGGGTCGAGTATGACGAATTTGAGGCTCTAGCGCAAAGGGAAGAAGTTGCTAGATTTTGGAAAATGGTGACCGAAAATCGAGAACCAGATTTTGACGGGGCACACTCTACATATGAGACTGTGAGAAAACTAAACCCAGAAATTGACCCAGATCAAGAATGTGAAATTACTGAATCAGAAGACGATTTATTGCGAGAATTTCAGCGAGAGTATGACATCGCTGAACTACAATTCACGGAACTTAAGTCAAGAATCTTAAGCAAGATGAAAAAAGCCAAAACAGCTTTTGTGGTTCTGGGTGGCAAAAAAATAACTGTAGCCACTAGACAAGTTCGTGGTAGTGGTTTACCTTATCTACAAATCAAGAAGGGGAGATAATGACGATTGGTGATGAAGTTACATTGACCAATAGCGGAACAACTATAACTGGCAAGATTACTGGCATTGTTGTGAAAAACAACAGCACAGAATTAGAACGCATTTACATAAATGCTATTGAACAAGGATTCTGGCTCAGCTCGGGCTGGAAAATACAAGAAGAGGAAGGTAAATAAGTTGAAATTCAACTTGGACGATTATGAGACAGTGGAAGAACGAATCAAGAAGTTCTACGAGGCAAACCCTGACGGGAGAATCATTACCCAAAACCTTACAAGCGTGGCGGATAGGTCGGCAAGTACCTGGGTTGTTTTTGCTAGCGTATTTCTCTCCGCAGGTGACCAAGCGAATAATTTGCCGAAGGCTACTGGACTTGCATTTGAACTTGACGGTGGTATGGGTGCGAACAAAACTGCTGCTTTGGAAAATGCAGAAACTTCGGCAATCGGACGAGCACTCGCAAATGCTGGTTTATCTGGAAACAGGCGAACAACGCGTGAAGAAATGGAAAAAGTTGAACGCGGTTTGACACCAGAACCAGTCCGAGACTGGGAAGCTGAGGCAGCTCGGATCACGGAACTGGAAGAATTACGAGCACTTTGGAACGAGGCGAAGCGTAACAATGTAGCGCCAGCGATTCTCTCCAAAATCAAGAAATACGCTGACATACTAGGGTCATAATGCTATCCCCAAATGACATCAGCCAACAACTTACTGAACTCGTAAATGAAAACTATCGTGGCGTAAATGCCGTTTACCAGGCCGAGGCAAAATTGGCGCAAGCCGAGTATGACCTAGATACAGCCGAACAAACGGCATTTATTTCCGCTGAGGGTAGTGTTGCCGAACGAACAGCCATAGCCAAGCTCAATTCAGCCGAGAAACGACTAGAACGGGATTTGGCTAGGGCAGAGTTCAATAGGGTCAAGCTGAAACTAAAGGCCATAGAATCGGCTCTTATGGCCAATGCGACCCAAGCCAAACTGCTGGCGGTAGAGATAAGACTTTGAAAAAGTCACTACTGAATTT